TGGATTATCATGGCAGGCACGCCATGACCATAAACACCGCCAGCTATACGATCTCGACCAATGAGCCGCTGAACCACGCGCGCATTCTCTATGCGCCGCTCACTGGCACGATCACTGGCGATGGCACTAATCCATCTTACGCGGCGAACAATTACACAAGCCAACGCTGGCAGCTTGATCCTGGAACCAATAATTGGAATTTGACCACAACGGCAGATGCGGAGATCGATTGCGTCTTCATTGCCGCGCACAATCTTTCCGGCAAGATTATCACAATCCAGACAAGTGACACAGCAGGCGGTGCATATACAACCCGCGCAACCGTAAGCCCAACAGATAACTCTACCATTTCCGTTCTGTTCAATGCAGGTTCCGGCTTCCCGTATACCATTCGGGAATTGCGTGTCTCCATCAATAACGGATCGGACGTTGCCATAGGCGTCATCAAGGCTGGTAAGGCATTGCAGATGCCGATCCCGATTTATGGCGGGCATCGTCCATTGAACCTCAATCGGGTCACAGAGGCACAGCAACAGTTCTCTGAGACAGGCCAATGGCTCGGACGCATCATCAAGCGCCGCGCCGTGACAACTTCTTACGATTGGGAATATCTCAAGGCATCTTGGTACGATACATATTTCGAGCCATTCGCCAAGACGCTGCCGCTCAATCCGTTCTTCATCGCTGGCAATCCATCCAAGATCGAAACGGATGTCGGCTTCGTCTGGACTGATCGCGATGTCGAGCCTTCACAAATGGGCATCAAGTCTTACCGTTCCGTGTCTTTATCCGTGACGGGATATTATTGACATGGTGGAATTTGCCACTCGCCCAATCGAGATTGTGGAGATTATACAGCCGTTATGCTCACGCATATTCGGCTCATCTCCATGTCTAGCCACGGGCGATAAGTGCTGGAATACGGATCAGACTTGCAAATATCGAGAGGCCCTTGATCTCTCAAAAAGCCTTACGCTGCGCTTCGTTGCCGATGATGTCTATGAATGGCAAGACAATGACACCAATCTATTAACCGAGGGCGGCGATACACTTGTCACTGAAAACGATGATGCATTTCTGATTGATCTTCTCTATCAGCCATCCTTGGCAATACCTGCTCTTGCCAATTATCAAACCGCACCGACAGTCTTGAACGTGGCATCCGGCTCACGTGACAAGGGGCCGCTCGGCTATCGCGCCGTTTGCCAGGTCAGCATCAAGGACTTTCCGTGGAACGACATTGGCACCGATCCATATGTCAGCACCCGTACCTATAAGCCAGATCAAGTCGGTTCATTCTGGACGAAATGGCTGGCACGCAATCCATTTCATGTCGGATATACGCTCAACATCTATGAAGGCACTATTGGTCAACGCTTGAGCGAGATGACCAAGCGCGAATATGTGATCGAGAAAATTGATCGCGGCAAGGATGGCGTGTCTATCGTTGCCAAGGATATTCTTCGCAAGATCACCGACACTAATTTGACGGCACCATTCTTGAGCCGTGGTGAATTGTCGGCGGCGATCACAAATAGCCAGACCAATCTGACCGTTGCTGGCGCATTGATCTCGGAATATGAAGCTGCCGGATATATTCGTATCAATTCCGAAATCATATCTTACACACAAATTTATGAAACGACAGGCGGCAATCTTTACTTCGATGGTTTGACAAGAGGCTTGGCCGGTACGACAGCGGCGGCACATGGACAGAATGATCGTGTCCAGCGTGTCATCTATTACAATGCCAAGCCATTCAATGAAATTCTATACGATCTGTTCGTGACATGGGGCGGCATTCCTGCGAGTTATATTGATGCAACCGCTTGGGCCGATGAAAAAACGCTCTATCGTCCCGATTATGATTTCACGACTTATATTGCAGAGCCAACAAAGATTGACGAGCTTGCCGCAGAGGTCTGCCTTCAAGCGGTTGCAAATGTCTGGTGGGACGAACGTATTCAGCAGATCATCATGAGAGCCGTTAAGCCGGAACCAGCGCCGACGCTCTTGACCGATGACGATGCGATCATCGCCGGAAGCGTGACAATCAAAGAAAAGCCGGAAGAGCGTGCAAGCCAGACACATGTCTATTACCTCCAGCGCACGCCGATCCCTAGCGTTACAGACAAGACAAACTATTCTCGCGTTTCCGTTTATATAGACGTCAACAAGCAAATCCAGTATGGCGGCGAACCGCAGATCAGGGAGTTGTTCTGTCGCTTCATTGCCACGCAAGCAATTGCCAACACATTAGCCCAAACATACCTCAATCGCTTTTCCGATGTACGCCGGGAAATTCAGTTCGATCTATCAGCCAAGGATGCGTCCAATATATGGACCGGCTCTGTTGTAACGATCAGGCATTATCTTGATGTAGAGTTCACCGGAGCCGCACGCGATGGCGAGTGGTTGATCACATCGGCTGAAGTGTCGCGCAACGGCTTGACCTATCGCTTCACGGCAGAGGATAATGAAAAAGGCGGCGCATTGTGGACATGGCTCGATGATAGTGGAAATGATGCGGATGGAAACCCGCAGCCATATGTCTGGCTTGATGATAATGGTGATGATTTGAGCGGTAATCCTCAACCTTATAGGTGGCTCTGATGGCAACATGGACTAGCATTTCAAACGCAGCGGTGGCAGTTGGTGGCATTCCATCAAGCTCAACCGTTACAGCCTTGCGTGACAATCCAACGGCATTGGCAGAAACGGCAAGCGGCGCTCCTGTTGTTTTTGCAGGATGGCATCCGGTAGATAAAGTCACGATTGGCGATGGTAAGGATGGTTTGATTTATGATCATGCGGTGACGGGGACGGTTTCAGAGATTGATACTCCCGACTTTGCAGACGGATATGAGTACAGGATTATTGGTTGCGATCTGGAATCAAATTCAGGATCAAATGGACGATTGAATCTTTATGCATATTTTGAAACGGATGGATGGGAGAGATTGAGGTACACTTCAGATGGCACAGAATCGTTTTTTCGTTTTGGATGCGATCTTGAAATCGTAACGCCGAGAATTTCCAAGTATGCTCATCTTGCTAATGGATGGATGTATAGAGACGGATCAATATCAAATGATGGAATTGATTCAACATCTTTTCAATTTCCAGCGCAAAAATTGCTAAAAGCACGTTTAGTGTTCAGCAATGGCAGCATCGACGGAGGTAAGGTTTATCTATTCCGCCGCCGTGAATATGCAACATTGCCGTAACGCAATAAAGGATCGAATAAATGACAAATCCAATTACAAAGTCGATCACTTTCAAGCGCGGCGATACGTTGTCAATCACTTGCCAGCGGCTTACAGCGTCTTTGACGGCTTTCAGTTTGGTTGGTTACACTGTGGCCGCAACCGTTCGTAATGGCGGTTTCAGTCAAGCCTTGACCGTGACAATCACAACGCCAGCGACAGGTGAGTTTACGATTTCGCAAACGGCGACCAATACCGCGCTCTGGCCTGTGTCCGATGAAGATGATGACAGCATCATGTATTGCGATATTCAATTCACAAGCGGCAGCGTTGAGAGCACCGAGACGTTCAAGATTGATGTACGCGAGGACATCACGACATGACCGTTTCATTGACCGTTAACAATCCGGCCCAAACAATTAGCTTGGAGATGGACCAGGAACAGCCGACCCAATCGCTTTCACTCATTGTAGGGAGCGGCACAGTGTCTGTTGCCAGACAACCCAGGTCTTCAATTGATATGCTTTTGGATGAGGGTGGTCTTGTGATTGACTTTATGCTAGATGAATACATAACCAAGAGTTGAATGGTCTAGTGGTGCGATCATGGATGGCGAAGCTCTAAAAATATTGAATAGCATCATGCAATGGATAGTTGCGCCAATTGCAGCTTTTGTCTGGCTGATGTATCTTAAACAAAACCAGCACAATACGGCTATCGCCGTTCTCCAAGCTGAAACCACAAGCGCCAAGTTGGCCCATGATCGGGAGATAAAGGAAATACGCGAGACAAGTCGCCAGATCATGGCCAAGTTAGATAGCATCGAAGAGGCTCTCAGAAAATGAGATTGGCTCTGGCGATCATTGTCTTGATGACCATTCCGGCACAGGCTCACGAATGGTATGGACAACGCCGCGACCCGATCTTCAGCACAAGCACATGCTGCGGCGGTATGGATTGCGCTCCGCTTCCGTCTCATGCAATTTCATTTACGGCAAACGGCGACTTGCGTGTCAAGTTGACTGTTGAAGAGGCAAGGCGCATCAATCCGGCAAGGCTATCCGATTTCAATAAGACGATCAATTTCGACCGCATCCAAGTCAGCGAAGATGGGCAGGCGCATATATGCTTGCAGCCATATGAAGCCCCGGAAGACCCGCGAGAAGGCTATTACTGCATATTCCTTCCACCAAATGGATAAAGGAGTGAAGCGAATGAAACTAGGCGAAACATCAAGGCGACGAATGCGCGGCGTGCATCCCGATCTGGTGCGCGTTGTCAATCGTTGTGCCGCCGATTGGAAAGACGCCGGAAGCGGTTTTATCGTGACGCAAGGGCTTCGCACTCTTGAGGAGCAGAAACGGCTCAAGGCCAAAGGCGCAAGCAAGACCTTACGCTCCAGGCATTTGACCGGCCATGCCGTCGATCTGGCTTGTACGCTTGCCGGAAAGGTGCGCTGGGATTGGCCGCTTTACCATAAGCTGGCGGCACGCATGAAGGCAGCGGCGGCAAAGGAAAAGATTCCAATCGAGTGGGGCGGTGATTGGAAATGGAAAGACGGCCCGCATTATCAACTGCCGTGGAAGACTTATCCTGTAACAACGAAAGGGAAAAAGTGATGTTTACCACAATCGACAAGGCGCTTGTCGCTCTGATCATGGGCGTGCTGTTTATCGTACAGACGCAAGACCTTACGCTCCAGGCATTTGACCGGCCATGCCGTCGATCTGGCTTGTACGCTTGCCGGAAAGGTGCGCTGGGATTGGCCGCTTTACCATAAGCTGGCGGCACGCATGAAGGCAGCGGCGGCAAAGGAAAAGATTCCAATCGAGTGGGGCGGTGATTGGAAATGGAAAGACGGCCCGCATTATCAACTGCCGTGGAAGACTTATCCTGTAACAACGAAAGGAAAGAAGTGATGTTTACCACAATCGACAAGGCGCTTGTCGCGCTCATCATGGGCGTGCTGTTTATCCTACAGACCTACACGGGCTTTTCACTCGCGTGGCTGACGCCGGAAACGATCTCGACCATCGTCGGCCTGATCACGCCGGTCTTGGTGTGGGCGATTCCCAACAAGCCAGCCGCTTGAAATGACCTGGCAGGAGGGCGTTGCTGTTCTGGTGATTGTCGCGGGCCTTGGTGCCGGTGCCTTCCTGGTGGCGCAGCGCCCTTCCTTCTGGATCGAGTTTGGCGCGCGGTTGATCAAGGCAGCGTTGCCCGTCCTCTTAAAGCGAATGCCTGAAAAGCAGGAACAGGCGTGGAGGGATTGCCTTCGTCGTGGCGGCGAATGGGATCATGTTCGACGGCGTTGCAAGCGTTAAGTGCCAGTTGGGCATAGCCTGCAATGTCTCGCCAATGATCCGGTTGATTAGGATCACCCGCTAGAATGCGGGCAATCTTGCTGGCAATCATGTCAAGAGCCTCGCACTGAACATCGCTCAGTTCTGGGTAACGGTAGCCAGTACTCATCAGGCTCTTCAATGCTTGTGACATCCGCGCTGTCTCCGCAAAATCGCCGTGGGTTTTTTCGCGTTCTTCAAGGATGTCAATCATTTTCCCTCCAGCGCCGCCCGCAGACGCTCGTTCTCTTCCGCCAACGCAGCAGCCTCCGCGCAGTATTGCGTTGTGCCTTGATCACGAGCGCAGCCGCCTGCTCTGAGGCGGGAGATCTCAGCCTCCTGTAGCCGGATCGTTTCGTCGCGGGCATAGATGCCGTCGTAGGGATGGTCTGGGCTGACTTCTAGCCGCTCACGGAGACGCTCGATCTCAGCCGCCGCCTCGCGCAAGGCGATGGTCATGTTCATAGGCGCGTGCTGGTCCTCCATCTGCTGTGCGTACAACAGGAGCAGTTGGCTCAATGAGTGGCTCATGATCGAGCTACCTTGCGGGCATAGGCTTGGATGGACTTCGGGATGCGCCTCCACTTGAGGACGCCAAAACCTCCGTTATGGCAAGCCGCCGCGCGGAACTGATTGCCTCTGGCCCCTCGATAGCAGATGGCGAGATGCTTCATCCCGGCGCTGGTCTGGGTGGCGCAGGATGCTTTGCGGATATTTCTGTAGCCCAGCCCAGCGGCAGTGCGCGGCAATATTTGAAGCGGCCCCCGCTCGCCCGCACGACCGATGCGACCGCACTTTACGCCGCTCTCGACGCGAGCTACGCGGATCGCGAAGGACTGTGGCACGCCATGCTTGCGGGCCATTTGTTTGACGATGCCAGTGGCGTCTGCCGCATATGCCAGATTTGGCATGGCTGGCATAAGGATCAATCCGGCAATTGCGGCAGTCATGACAAATTTTATCACGGCAACATCACTCCCATCAGAAAGCCAAGTCCGATCATCATGGGGCCGATGATCAACCACTCGGCCAGCGAGAATCGAGGGGGAGCGACCTCGCTGGCCTGGGTAGACTTGGCATACCGCTGGTCAGCAGCGGCCACTGAACCGGACAGCACGCCCGGATCGCCATGAAGCCACTGCTCATGCGTGGCGTCGTATTCATATCTAGTTATTCTAGCCATGCCGTTCCTCCTTGAAACTATGGCAAACGTACATTAGAACCCTAAATCAATCGTTAATGCAAGCGTCCGGTCTGCTCGCTCCCGGATGCTAAGGGGCGGTGGTCGTTTCCTCCTTTCGGCTACCGCCCCGACCACCTAGCAGTGACAATAACTTTTCACTTGTATCGGCGGCACCATAACCGACAATGACATCGTGGCCTATACTTTCCAAGTAATTAATCATTTCCTCTTGATCCGGTGACAATCGCCCGCCCTTCTGGCGTTTCATCTCGACCCATATTCCCCATGCCGGGATGTAAAGATCAGGCACGCCAGGAACGACTCCTTCCAGCTTGAGATTGCGTGCCGTTGAAAGATTGCGCTTCCCTCCATTTGGAATCGCGAAGATCAATACGCGAGGCCATCGTGCCCGAAACCATTGCACGAATCCGGCCTGCTCTTGATGTTCAGAAGGGAGGGAAACCGTCAAACGCATCGCAACCCTTCTCCAATATTTCATCAGGAACAACATCGCGCCAATGAGTGCAATATCGACCATCGTAGAGGCTCATGCAATTGGCGCACTTGATCGCACTAGAAGAGTGGCTCCATGAGTTCAGCCCGCTCGGATTCTGTGAGCCGCTTTGGCTGGCTGTAGTCGAACTGGATGATATCATGGAATTTATCATTCGGCCTCACCTTTATTCTGTATGGACGCTGCCAGTGATCGCATTCAAGCAATGCCTCTTCCGTGGTCATTGCCGTGGCGCGTAGATTTTTCATCCGTTTCTGATACCGCTCCGCAGCATAGCCGCCGTGGTCCGGGCAAAGCCACTCGCTGACCTTGATCAGGCCGCAATAATAGGTGACGCGAATGCTGTCAGGCTTGCCTTCCTTGCGCCAGCGCGAATAGCCCACATCGTCAACGTCTACCCATTCGGCCTGTACCTGTGTCGAGATCATGGCCCCAGAATATGCCCTCGTGCCGTGGTTGAATTGCGGCGGCGGGAACTCATGGCCGCACTCAATGCACATTCTAACGGCGGCATGGTTCACAGTCAAACATTCCGGGCATTTTTTCACCGGCGCTTCGCCGTCTTCGGTGCGGCCCTTGATCTTCGGCTTGATCTTGTCGATGAAGCCATGCCGCATCACGTTGTCACCGTAGTCCAGCACCAGGCAATTTTCCTTCCCCGATGCAATGCGGGTGCCACGCCCGACGATCTGGATATAGAGGCCGGTGCTTTCGGTCGCCCGCACGATTGCCACAAGATCGACATGCGGGACATTGAAGCCGGTTGTCAGCACGTTGACATTGATCAAGCACTTGCTTTCGCCACGCCGGAATCGCTCGATCTTGTCGGAACGGTCCGTCATGCTGTCGGCTCCCGTGACAACATCCGCCTCGATGCCGTGCGTATTGAACTCGGCACGGAGCAATTCGGCATGATTGACGCCGCAAGCGAACACCAACCAAGCCTTACGCTCGGCACCATAGCGCACGATTTCCGCAACCGTTTCTGTGACCAACTCAGGATCGGATGCTGCCTTGGCAAGCTCGCTTTCGATATATTCCCCGCCGCGCTTGCCGACATTCGTGAGATCGATGGTCTTGACGCCGCTCTTGGAAATCACCGGAGCCAGAAAACCTTGCTCCATGAGATCGGCTACCGGAATATCATAGGCGATGCCGTCAAAGATCGCATTCTCGCCTTTGTGCAGCCAGCCGCTATCGAGGCGATATGGCGTTGCGGTCAAGCCCACGATCTTCACGTCCTTGTTGCAAGTGCGGAGGTCCGAAAGGAACCTATTATACCGCGTGCCGTCCGCCTTCGGGATAAGATGCGCCTCATCCACGATCACAAGGTCCGGTGCGGGAATCATCTGATAGGCCCGTTTGTGAATCGACTGAATGCCCGCAAATGTAATCGGCCTGTCCAAGACCTTTTTCTTGAGGCTTGCGCTATAAAAGCCAATATCCTGTTTCAGTTCCGGGCATAGGGCAAGCAATTCATCCGCATTCT